TCCGATGATGCATATCAAGTGCGCTAATGAAGAGATAAAGTTTGTTTTAGACTCTCTTTATAAAGATGCCCTAAATATTGAACATAACCTATTTGGCTGGGCAAGAACTATGTGCAAATACGGAGACCTCTTCTTATATCTGGATATTGATGACCTGCGTGGTATTACAAATTGTATTGGTCTTCCGTCTCACGAAATTGAGAGATTAGAGGGTGAAGACAAGACAAACCCAAATTACATCCAGTTCCAATGGAACACAGCGGGTTTAACTTTAGAGAACTGGCAGGTTGCTCACTTTAGAGTTCTTGGCCATGACAAGCATGCTCCATATGGAACATCAGTTCTTGAACCAGCCCGTCGTATCTGGAGACAATTAACACTTCTTGAAGATGCAATGATGGCATACCGAATTGTTCGTGCCACTGATCGTCGTGTATTTAAGATTGACGTTGGCGGAATCGCACCACAAGATGTGGAGCAGTACATGCAAAAGGTTATGACCCAAATGAAAAGACACCAGGTTGTAGATCCTACAACTGGACGTGTAGATTTGCGCTATAACCCTCTTTCAATTGAAGAGGACTACTTTGTACCAATTAGAGGTGGACAGTCCTCTACAGATATTACCAACCTTCCTGGGGGCACTTTCACTTCTCAGATTGAAGATGTTAAGTATCTTCGCGATAAGTTATTTTCTGCCCTTAAGGTCCCTCAATCATACTTGTCTATGGGCGAAGGCGCAACAGAAGATAAGACAACCTTGGCACAGAAAGACATTAGATTCGCGAGAACCATCCAAAGACTCCAGCGAGTTGTAATTGCAGAACTTGAAAAGATTGGAATTATTCACCTTTACACTCTGGGGTATCGTGGAGATGATCTTCTTAGTTTTAATCTATCTCTTAACAACCCATCAAAGATTGCCGAGATGCAAGAACTTGAAAATTGGAAAACAAAGTTTGATGTCGCCAAAGGCGCTAACGAGGGATACTTCTCCAAGCGCTGGGTCGCTGAGAATCTTCTTGGACTATCAGAGGATGAATTTATCCGTATGCAAAGAGAAATGTTCCATGACCGTAAGTTTTTGGCTAGTCTTGAAGCATCAGGTGCTGGTGATGCAGCCGCAGATGCAGCCGGTGGCGGACTAGGTGATCTTGGCGGCGGTGGAGACACCGGTGGTGATCTTGATTTAGGTGATCTTGGCGGCGGTGGAGATACCGCTGATACACCAGCAGGAGATGCAGGTGGAGATACCGGAGGTGATACCGGAGGTGATACCGGAGGTGATACTGGGGGAGATGACGATACTCTTCTTGCAGCACCCCCAGCCAAAAGAGATGATCGCCCTAAGAAAAGAGGTCCATATAAGAGACACCAGACAACATACAGAAAGGGTGGTTTGTCTAAGCAAATGAGAAACCAGGCCAGTGGTGAAGTTGGAACTTCTCGCAAAACATTTCCTGGGAAGGTTGGCTTCGGCGGATTAGATTCTCTCGCTCGAGGCGTAGTTCAAGAATCAGTGGATGTTTTGGAAGAGACAAAACTATTTAATACCAGTGCAGAACTTCAAAATTTAATTGAATCTTTAACAAAGGGAAATCAAGATGAAACACAATAAGAAAAGAAATACCGCTTTTCTTTACGAATGCTTGATCAAAGAATTGACCAGATCAGTAGTCAGAGAAGACACTGGCAGACAGTCAACAATCAAGTCTATTCTTAAAGAGTATTTTTCAAGAGGCACAATTCTATCAAATGAATTAAGCATTTACAGAGAATTACTAGAAGCAAAAGATTTAGAAGACAAGTACCATACAAGACTCTTGACGGAATCTAGAGTTGACTTTGAATCACTTGATAGAACTCAAGTTTTCAATTCTCAAACAAGTTTGATCAACAAGATTAATAAGCAACTTGGGACGAGTGTCTATTCTAACTTTATGCCAAACTACAAAGACATTGCAACTGTTGGTTTGTTCTTTCAGAACAAATCCCTTAATGCTAAAAAGAGAATTATGTTAGAAGAGAGAATGGTAGAATTGCTATCTCGTGAAGATGTAGAAGAAAAAGAGATGGCTCATGTTGATAATTTAACCTACAAAACATTTGTTAACAAGTTTAACGAAACATACGATAGAACTTTGAGAGAAGAACAAAAAGAATTATTGACCAACTACATTACATCATTTTCTGATAATGGGCTTGGACTGAAGTCTTATCTAAATGAAGAGATTGGGCGGCTCAAAGAGTCCGTAGATGCCGAGATTGTAGCAAACGCTAATAATGCCTTTTCCGAAAATTTTCAAAAAGTTAGAGCAAAGTTGGATGACTATGCACAAAGGCCCCTAAATCAGCAAATTATTGAAGAGATTTTCTATATTCAAGACCTCATTGCGGAGGTAAAAAGAAATGGCCATTAAAATTAACATTGAAGAGTTGGAAAAAGAGTTTAACATAACATTTGAGATGAACATTAGGTCTGCTCTCAACGGCGACTTGATGATCATGGAACACAAAGACATTGACATCATTATTAAACAAAAAGACAACAAGGTAATCGCTTTCCCAAAAGACATCATGTCGGATCTTGTTTACGGTGCGGAATCTAGAATGCTAGAGTTCCTTAGAAAACAAGGTGTCATTGAATACGACTCAATCCAGGGCGGTAATGTTTATGGATCAATGGAAGGTACAATAATGGAGTCAGAGAAACTTGACTCAATAAAGGCCACCCTCTTATCATTATCTGAGTGGTTTAAGACAGAACAGTCTTACATTGCCGGCACAACTGCTTACGATGCTATGCAAGACGATGCATTACTTGAACCTGATAAAGAAGAGTCAACAGAACTTGGTGAAGTTCCTGCCGAAGCTGAGAAGGGGTCAATCACGCAAAACAACTTGTTTGCGCCTTACTTGTACGGAAGATACAGTTATGAGTAAACAACGCATCATACTTGAGAGTTGGCGTAAGTTTCTAAATGAAAACAAAGAGTTTGAGGGTAAATTAGAAAAACACCCCGGGTATCACACAGAAAAAGACAACCAGCATTTAACCGCGACATACAGAGGCTTTGCTATCTGTAAGGACAACGGTGGTCCAATTACAAGAATGAAAGGCAAGAAAGGGGAACATGAAAGAGGCTTCAGGCGAGGTTCTGGGCTAGGAACCGGTCGTTATGATTTTGATGAATGGGCTGATCTCAAAGCCGACGTTGCCGAAAGGGGAATACAAGAGTCTGTGCTTATTGTTGCCGAATGGAAAGGTGATGATATCATAGCCAGAGTGTATGAGGGCAACCATCGCATACGACTAGGATGCCAAACCAAGCAGCCAATCCCAGTAGAGATAAGATTTTTTGGTAAAAGCGAAGAACACATAGAAGAAGATTATTTTGATCGTGACCTATGGTTCTTGATAACTTACGGATTACTAGGAGACACTTACTAATGAAACTTTGGAAACCATTGTTTATCGAGAACAGCAAGATTCCTGTTTGGCTGTCTTACATTGCCCCAATTGATATCGGTGCGATCACCCTTGGCCCAATTGTTATCTCTCGCGACGAAATGTCCGAGGCAACAAAGAGACACGAGACAATCCACTTTCAACAGTACCTTGAACTTGCATTTATTGGGTTTATTGTCCTGTACCTTGGCTGGTGGGCTTACAACTTAATCAAAGGTCAAAAAGGCGACGAGGCTTATTACAACATCCCGTTTGAAAAAGAGGCATACGCCAATCATGACAACTCAGTATATTTATTAAACAGAAAGAGGTATGCGTGGATACGTTACATTTCATCTTAACTGCTTACGGAATGACATTTATTATTGTCTACGGAAAGATTTTTGAGAACATAAGGCCAAAAAAAGATTACACAAAAAAATGGAACACATTATGGAACTGCCCGTTATGCATGGGTTGGTGGTGTTCCTTGTTTCTTTTTGGCATTAACGGCTTTACGGAACTATTTACATTCGAGTATTCTATAGCGAATGCTTTTTGTATTGCCTGCTTAGGGGCGGGTACTACTTATTTGCTCTCGGTTTTAGTCAATGACTTTGGCCTAAGAGTATCACCAAGACCAGGGGGTGAACATGTTGGTGATTAAGCGTTGGACATTACAGCCAGTCCGCCGTTGTTGCAGCGGATCCTAACGCGAGTGGGTGGCGCCCACTCTATTTTTTATTTTGAGGGAAGGTATGGGAAAAGAACTTTTACAAGAATTTTATGAACTTTGCAAAGATGGTGTCTGTCTTGATCTCTTGACCGAGGCCGAGAAGAGAGAAGCCATGAATGATGGAACGATGTTTCTTTCTGGTCGAATTCAGACTGCCGATAAGCAGAACGGAAATGGTCGTGTGTATCCTTACGAGGTTCTTAAAAGAGAGATGGACAACTATGCAAAAATTGTTTCTGATAACAGAGCATGCGGTGAACTTGACCACCCAGACGATTCAGTTGTTAATCTTAAAAATGTATCTCACATCATAACCAAAGTTTGGTGGGAAGGTAAGGATGTTATGGGTAAGATCAAAGTCCTTGACACGCCATCAGGCAGAATCCTGAAAGACCTCGTGAATGCCGGGGTTAAACTTGGTATCTCTTCTCGTGGACTTGGATCTGTCCGAGAAAGCATGGGAAAGACAGTTGTAGAGGCTGACTTTCAATTGATTTGTTTTGACATTGTGTCCGATCCTTCCACACCAGATGCCTATGTTTATCCTGGCAGAGGGATGTCCGAGGTTGTTTCATCTCGCCTTAAGGAGAGAAAAGAGAACAACATTGATGGGCTATTTAGAAGAATTCTAGGGGATTAAATGAACAAGACAGAATT